GCGGGTGCCCTCCCGGAACCGCTGCCCGGCCCGCGGCCGCGCCGGCGAACCGGGAAGCCCCGCGCGCACGATGATCCGCATCGGCACCGACGACTTCGGGAAGACGTCCTCGGCCGCCTCGCGGCCGGTGCCGGGGCGCAGCTCGGCCCAGTGCACCGCGAGCTCCGTCCAGGTCTCGGCCAGGCCGCCGGCGCCGTCCGGCACCTGGATCGCCCCCTCGAGGACCAGCCGCCGATCGAGCCGCGGCAACCTCATCGCCGCCCCCCGCCGAAACCGCGGACCGCGCGCCAGCGCTCGATGAGCGCCCTCACCCCGAAGTCCATCGCCCCGGGCTCGGCCCCGGCGCCCTGCCGGTGCTCGTAGTACTGCGCGGCCAGCATCAGCACCGCCTGCCGCAGGTCCACCGGCACCGCGGCCCAGTCGGACCCGAACCCGGCCGTGAACCGCACCACCGCCCGGCCGCCCGCCGGCACCGACGGCAGCGCCGCCCCCGTTGCCGCGATCCGCGGCCGGTGCGCGTCGGAAACCAGCCGCCAGAGCGACGGGTCGGCTACGGCCTCGCCGCCGTCGCGGTTGAGCAGCCGGATCTCGGCGACCTCTATCACCGGCGCCACCGGTAGCGGCTGCGCATCAGGCCGCCGCCAGTCTTCCAGCGTCAGCCGGAAGGCGCGCGCGACGAGCGCCTTGGCCGTGCGCCCCTCGACCGCCGCCAGCGCGGCGCGGAGCAGCTCGCGCAGATAGGCGTCGCCCTCGGCCACCTCGGCGAACGCTGTGCCGAGCCTGAGCTGGTCCTTGAGCGCCGCGACCGGCAGCGCCGCGTCGGGCACCAGGCTTTCCTCAACCAGCAGCATCCTGATCCTCCTGCCTCACTCCGGCCGACGTGACGGGCGCGCGCCCCCGCGCCGCTCGGACGGAGGGATGAGCTAGACGGCGCGGGAAGGGCCCCCCGCGCAGCCGGCGCGCGCCCGCCCGACCTTCCCCGGCCTTTCGGGCGGGGAAGGCATGGCAAGCGCCGGCGCGTCAGCTCGTGGCGAACTTCAACAGCTTGATCGCCGCGAAGTCGCTGACGTCGCCGCCGACGCGCTTGGTCGCGTAGAACAGCACATGCGGCTTGGCCGAAAACGGGTCGCGCAGCACCCTGAGATCGGGCCGCTCGGCGATGGTGTAGCCGGCGCGGAAGTCGCCGAAGGCAATGGCGTAGGCGTTGTTGGCGATGTCGGGCATGTCCTCGGCGACGAGCACGGGATAGCCCATGAGCCGCGCGGGCTCGCCCGCCGCCAGCCCGTCCGACCACAGGAAGCGGCCGTCCGCGTCCTTCATCTTGCGCACCGCGCCCGCGGTCTTCGAGTTCATCACGAAGGTCGCGTTGGCGCGGTAGTCGGCGCCGAGCGCATAGACGAGGTCCACGATCGCGTCCGCGGGCCGGCTGGCGTGGAAGTCGCCCGCCGCCCCGGTCGGCACATAGCCGAGGTTCCCCCAGGTCCACACCGCCTCATCGACCTTGGGATGGTTCAGGAAGCCCCGCGGCTTGTCGACGCCGTCGCCGTTGACGAAGGCCGCCGCCTCGGCGCGGGCGAATTTCGCCGCGATCCGGTCGGCCAGCCACCCCTCGATGTCGAAGGCCGAGTCATCGAGGAGCCGCTGGCTCGCCTTCGGCATCGCCGACAGCTCGTGCAGCCGGATCGAGATGCGCTCGATCTGCGGCGTCGCCGTCTCGGTCACGGGGCCGGCCTCGGTGCCCCAGCCCGAGCCGATGTCGGTATGGTCGATGAGCACGTCATAGCTCGTCGCCATCACGGTCACGACATTGGCGATCCGGCGCAGCGACGCGGTCGAGCGCAGCACCCCCTGGATCGTCTCGGCGGTCTGCGGATCGACCAGATAGCCACCGTCGGCGTTGACCGCGGTCGACAGCGCCTTGCCCTCGAGCTCGAGGCCCCGCAGCGCCGTGTCGTCGCCGTGGCGCAGGTAGGCGTCGAAGGCCTTCTGGTGCAGTCCCGCGCTCTCGGACGCGGCGGAAAGGGCGTGGCGCGCACTCGGCGCGGTCTTGCGGTCCAGCATCGTCAGTCGCTCGTCCTGGAGTTGCAGCCGGTTCAAAATCTCGGCCCGAAAACCCTTGAAATCATTAAGGAAACCGGTCACGGCGGCGGTCAGTTCCGCGCCCGCCGGGGTGCCCTCGCCGGGCATGTCCCGCCCGGTCCGAGCCTTGCTCTCGGTCGTCATCATCGCCTGTTCCCTGAAGTCTCGCCCGCTTCGGGCGCCCGCGGCCTCAGCCGCCCCCGAGCTCCCGCCGTGCCGCCCGGAACGCCTCGGCCAGCGCCGCGAAGAGCTCACCCTCCGCCCGCTCCGCCTTGGCGTCCACCCTCGCCTGGCCGAGCATCGGGAAGGTGACCAGCGACACCTCCCACAGCTCGACCTCCGACAAGAGCCGGACGCCGTCGCGGTCGCGTTCCGCCCGCCGCGTGCGGTAGCCGATCGACAATCCCTCGATCGCCCCCGCCGCGACCAGCGCCGCCGCCTCGCGGCCGCGCGCGACATCGGTCAGGATGCGGCCCTTCACCCAAAGCCCGCGGTCGTCCTCGCGCACCTCGTCCCAGACGCCGATCGGCTCACGCGGATCGTGCTGCCACAGCATCCTGACCTTCCGCCCGCCCGCCAGCGAGCGCGCGAAGGCCCCCCGCTGCACCCGGTCTCCGCCCTGATCGACCTGCCCGAAGACCGAGGCGTAGCCCTCGATCGTCGCGCCCTCGCCCAGCGCCAAGCCGCCGCCCCGGGCGAACTTGGTCTCCAGCCCCGCGGGGCTCCAGTCCCATTCCCGCATCGTTCAGCCCCCCAGGCCGAAGTCCAGATAGGCGCGGCCCATCTCGGCCAGCACCACCGCCGCCACGCCGTAGAGCGCGGTCCACAACCGCCGCTCCAGCCGCTCCATCGCCGCCTCCAGCCGCTCGACGTGCAGCTCAATCGCCTCGAGCCGAGCCTCGACCAGCCGCTCGTGCGCCTCGATGCGGTGGACGCTGGCGAATTCGAAAGGTTCGTAGAGATAGCGCGACCCGCCGCCGTCGCCCTTCCGCCGCGTCACGCGCCCGCGTCCCCGTCCGGCAGCCGGGGCAGACCGAGGAGCGCCCGCTTCTCGGCATCCGTCAGGAACGACGCCGCCGAGACGTGCCGCCACAGCGCCTCGCGCTCCGCCGCCAGCGCCGGCACCTGGTCGAGGTCGGGGCGCAACTCAACCGCCTCGCCCGTGAATCCCGACAGCCAGTGCGACAGCGCCGCCGTCACCTTCGCTGCCAGCGGCAGCACCGTCAGCCGGTAGAGCGCGCGGTTCGCCTCCTGATAGTTGGCATAGGTCGCGTCCCCCGGCAGGCCCAACAGCATCGGCGGCACGCCGAAGGCCAGCGCGATCTCGCGCGCCGCCGCCTCCTTGGTCTTGTGGAACTCCATGTCCGAGGGCGAGAAGCCCATCGGCTTCCAGTCGAGGCCTCCCTCCAGAAGCATCGGGCGCCCGGCGTTGCGCGCCCCCATGTGATAGGTCTCGATCTCCTCGACCAGCCGCTCGTACTGCTCCGGCGCAAGGCTCCCCTGGCCGTCCGCGCCGCGGTAGACGATCGCGCCCGAGGGCCGCGCGGCGTTGTCGAGAAGCGCCTTCGACCAGGCGGTCGCGGCATTGTGCACGTCCACCGCCGCCGCCGCCGCTTGCATCGGACTCAGGCCGTAATGGTCGTCCTGCGGGTGCATCGCCTTGATGTGCAGCACCGCCGGCCGACCCTCGACCAGGTCGAAGCGGTGCCGGCGGCTGCCCACGGCATATTCGTAGGCCACCGGCCAGCCGTCGGGCCCGGGCACCACGCTCATGCGGTCCGAGCGCAGCACGTGCAGCTCCCAAGGCAGCCCCGAGGCGCCCGCCACCGCCTCGACATAGCCGTTGCCCGACAGGAGGATCTGGCCGTAGAGCGCCTCCAGGAACTCGGCGCGCCCCTGCGCCGGGTTGGGCCGGGCGATGAGCGACAGGATCGGGTGCACCTCGTAGCGCCGCGTGCGATCCTGCAGCACCAGCGGCAGCGCCGCCGCCGCCTCGGCGATGAGCTTCACCGCGCGGAAGCCCACCGGATTGCCGACGAAGCCCGACCGCGTCAGCGATCCGGCGTCGCGCGGGCTCCAGGCCGCCCGGCCCGCCCCCGCGAACGCGATCACCGCGCCCGCGGCGCTCGCCTTGGTCTCAGGCGGGGCCGCCGGCCGCCGCCGCATGAATTCGAAAGCCATCGCCTGTTCCTCGCTGCCTCGCCCGCGCCCGCGCCGGCGGACGCGCCCGGACCGGCCGACCGTGCCGCCGGCCCCGTCCGCCGCGTCAGAGCGCCCGCACCCGCGGCCGGCGGAACCGGGCCGCCGGATCGAGAATGAGGTCGGTCAGCGCCCAGACCAGCGCATCCAGCCGGTCCGGGCTGCCCGGCCCCTCGTAACCGTGCGCGGTCATCCGGCACATCTCGTCCTCGAGCCGGGCGAGCCCCCGCACATGCCCGACCCGGCCCTGCTCGTAGAGCGCCGCCACCGGTTCGGCCCGCGCGCCCTTGCCCCTGAGCGCCCGCACCGCCCGGAACGGCACCAGCGGGTCCACCTGCCGCAGTACCGCCTCCACCAGCTCGCCGCCCTGGTTCACCTCGGCCACCAGCCGCTCGGCGCCCCAGCGGTCGCGGGCGGCGATCGCGGCCTTCGCCCATTCGACCGGGCTCGCCCCCTCGACGCTCGCGTCCTCGAGCACCACCGCCCGCCATTCCGCGGGCGCGCCCTCGGTGATCGCGCCCGCCACCACGATCCCGCACGCGTCCGACCGGCCGTGGCCGGTCACCGGCGGGTCCACCGCCACCACCACGCGGTCCGTCGGCGGCGGCTTGCCGATCCGGCAGGCCTCGAGCATTGCCGTCGTCCACAGCGCGCCCTCGGCGTCGGCGATCAGGATGCCGTCGAGCTCCTGCCGGCCGAGGCGCGTGCCGGCATAGCGCGCCCGCACCTCCTGCAGGAACGATTCGGCCAGATGCGCGCGGTTGGCCTCGGTCGGCGCGGTCGTCGTCACCGTCGAGGGCGCGGCCAGGATCTGCTTCAGCACCGCGACGTTGCGCGGCGTTGTGGTGACCACCTGCCGGGGATGTTCGCCGAGCCGCAGCGCGAACTGAAGGTTGTCCCACGCCTCCTCGGCCTTCTTCCACTTGGCGAGCTCGTCCACCCAGGCGGCATCGAACTGCGGGCCGCGCAGCGCCTCGGGCTCATGCGCCGAGAACAGCTGCGCGACCGCCCCGTTCGGCCACACGAGCCGCCGCCGTCCCGCCTCCCAGACCGGCTTGCGGTCGGGGGGCGTGCAGGCCAGGATGCCGCTCTCGCCGAACACCATCACCTCGCGCGCCTGGTCGATCGTCTCGGCCACCAGCGCCACGCGCCGGGCGCGACCCGGATCGGAGGCGCAGGAGCCCTCGACCATCGAGCGCACCCACTCCGCCCCGGCGCGGGTCTTGCCGGCGCCGCGTCCGCCCAGGATCACCCAGGTCCGCCAGTCCTCGCGCTCGGGCGGCAGCTGGTGCGGGTGCGCCCAGAAGCGGAAGATCCAGGGCAGAGCCAACAGCTCGGGCCCCGTGAGCTCAGCCAGAAACGCCTCCTGCACCGCCTGCGGCGCGGAGGCGAGCCAGGCGGCGCCCGATCTGAGCGCGTGCCTCGTCGAAGTCGATGGAATGGTCGTGCACGATTCCGCCACGGTCTTTCATCCGTTTCTCGACCTTCTCGCGTTCCTCGAAGGCCACCAGCGCCCAGCGGCGCAATTCCTGCGTCAGCGCCAGCGCCTCGGCGACCTTCACCGCTTCGTCGGCCTCAAGGCTCTTCACCTTCCGTCCCAGGGCGCGGATGACCGCGTCCAGCATTCTCTTCGCTTCCGCCAGAGCATCCGCATCCGGCGGCGCCCCCGGCGGGGGCAGGTCGTCGTTCAT